ACCTTTTTTTTTTTTTAAAAATTTTTTTTAAAAAATTTATATTTTATTTTTTTTTTTATTTTTTTAATAAAAAAAAAAAAAAAAAAAAAAAAAAAAGAGAGAAGAAAAACAAGGAAAAGCAACCCTTTGGTTAAAATATTTCCATAGGAAGGAATTAACCTTTGGTTTCAACATTTATGGGGGGCACATGGGGGTGGGTTACAACCATTACAACCGTTACAACCATTACAACGATTACAACCACCACTGTATCATCCCACCACTACTTGACATTCCCGCCAGTGCGGGTTATAATAACGCTGTTATTGATGTACCACAACGGGGGCCGCAACCAGTGGCCACCAAAACTCAAAGAGGCCAGCAACATGGAATACAAAGTTCATTGGCTAAGCACGAAGCAATGTGACTTCTGCAAAAAGGACCTGACCGAAGAAAAGCTTCTCTACGACGCTCGGACAATCTACGGCCCCTGGGCTACGATGTGTAATGAGTGTTTCCGGTACAGGGGAATCGGACACCTGGGAACCGGCTTAGGGCAGAAGTATCAATTACAATCTGATGGCCAGCATTTGAAGGTTGAGGGTTAAATAACTAGGGCTATGTGGGAAACTGCATAGCCCCTTATAAGGAGAAAACTATGCTTAAATGTATATGTGGTGGAAAGTTTATTAGTTCAGATTTTCCCCGCGATTCTGGCTTAAGGAACTACGGACATATAGTTTACGATACCGTAAGAATTAATCCTGGTTTCGCCACTAGAACTTGTGACAAATGTGGAAAAATCCGGAAACAAAAACTTAGAACTAAAAAGGAGAGGGTTAATGAGTAAGCGTTACGAGCTGCAAGAGGATGGACAACACCTTAAGGTTGAAGGCTGAACACCTGAGCGTTTAACAGTTATGATAAAGCACTTGAGCAACCACTTAACCATTCAAGTGCTTTTTCATAACCATTAAGCACCACTTAACCATAACAACAGCAGGAGGTAACTAAGCAATGAAAACTACAGTTCATTACCAAAAGAGAAGCAAACTTAGTCAACAAAAGGCAGCAGCGGATATGGAAAGTTTCATACTGCCACAGCACAGTGATGACTTGGCATACTATACCATGGTCGACGGGGCCACACTTCAAGTAATCCGCTTGCTCAGCACCTTTGCGGGTGTTACTGGTTTTCCTGTCAAGTGCTGGTGGGAAGAAGTTAAGGAACTTTACGCAGCCTGGTAAGGAGGAAGTTATGAGAACATACTTTTCAACTCTCTGTCCAGAGCAAACCTGTACGTTTGCCCATAGGATTTTCAAGCCAACCAGCAAAAAAGCCTTTGAGTGGCAATCTCAGCGGGCAAAAGAGCTGCTTAAACTTCAAAAAGCTAAGGAGGGAAGCAAATGAACTTGAAGCACAGACCGATTAGAAACACTATAACTGTTAAGGATTCTGCTAAAATCTATGCAGAAATAGCTGAGATGCAACTTAAGCAATTAAACGAGCTTAGGGAAGCACTTCAAATAAGAGACAACGTGCTACCTGCGCTTATTGAAGCTGGCCGCACCTGGTCTGGATGGCGCACTCAGAATAACAAGTACAGCCGAGCCTTCAGCACTTTCCTTTATGGCGACGATGCGGATTTGCATTACTACTGCAGCCCCTCAGACGGCATCAAGGACTTCATCCCCATCATTGAGCACATAGAGGCTCTGGGACTAAAATATGCCCGATGTGTGGATCAGCCAGTTAATCACACACGGAATTTTCACTTCTATAAAAATACCTTCAGACTTGAACTAAGCATCCACTTTATAAGTAGCAGGAGCTGTCAAGTAGTGGAGAAAGTCATAGTTAAGGAAATAAAAGAGCAAAAAATAGTTTGCAACTAACCTGGAGTAACCTCCCTTGAAGAAGCTAAAACTGAAGCTAAAACTGTATGTTAAATTCCCTGCTGACCTTCGTGCCAGCTTAGCCATGAAACTTGAAGATGCCAGCCGTTATCATAAGTGGACAGCCTTCGTAAACAACAAAGGTACGCTAGTCCACATAGTTTGCCCCGAAGGTGAGTTTTTAATCAGGATGGCCTTCCGCACTCGTTTGAACAGATTCGACTCCAGTTGGATTGAGCTAATTATCAGAAAACGCCTTCAAGGCCTACTGGAGCTTTAACCTATTAAGATTCCTTAGGGCACCCAATTAACTTTGGGTGCCTTATAGGACTCTTAAACTTAGGCCCTTAACCAACTTAACGCAGTATAACTTAACAAAAGGAGAAACATCATGCCAAGAAAAGTAATTCAAGTAAGGTTCCCAATAAGTGTTAGTATCTCTAGTGCGAGAAATTCTGAGTTTGATACTTCCACCAAATCATACTCCTATTGGACTGATGATGACAGTATCCAAGTCAATGACTCTGTGCTGGTAGCCACCGGCGTACCTCCTCGGGTATTTCCTAAAGTAGCAACTGTTTGCAAAGTCTCTGGACTTTCAAAAGATGCTATCAACCGGGCTAGTAAGTGGATAGTTGGGAAAATAGACCTTAATGACTACCTCGAGCGAATGAAGCGTGAGTCAGCTATTGCAGACATTAGGGCCAGCCTCAGACAGAGGATGGAAGAGATGGAGGATATAAAGTTTATGCTCCTCCTGAGTAAAACCGATCCTGTTACTCGTCAGTTGTTGGACGAACTGCGAGTTATTGATCCTGAGGCTGTTCCTCAACTTCCATCAGAACATGCTGGTGAGGACATTATTATCACTGACAATGACCTTGCTAAGGCTAAAAAGAAATAATCAAACTGGTGGTGGTGGGTCACTAGCTGGCCCACCACATGAGCGGGAGTTTTATTATGACTATTGATATTGAGCAAATTAAAAGTAAGGTTGCCTTCAAGGAGCTTTTTAACTTGGAGAAACTTAACTAATGCGTAAAAAGAAAAACTTTGTTGAGGACATCTGCTCCTTCTTATGGCCAGTAGCAATTTTCATGCTTGCATTATTGCTTATCAAAGAACTTTTTTAAGGGAGGGAATTACTAAACATGAAACTTAATAAAAGTGCCGCAGTTGAACTAACTGCCTCCCTGTGGTTGGAGATGTATAGGAAAAAAACCCTTGCAAAGCATGAGGTTTTAAAAAGTTTTGGCTTTACTAATTTTGATATCTTTTTATATTGCCCCTGCTGCCAATATGTCAGTAATACCTTTGATACATTTCCTGGAACTGATGATAATTTCGCAGCTTGTGCGAAGCACTGCCCACTTCAAAAACTTTGGCCAAACGGCTGCTTAAGGTATCCAAGTTTTTACTTAGATTATATTCTAGAGGCTGACTTCGATATTGTGCTAACTATAGCAAAAGTCGCTGCGAAAAAAGCAGGTACGTGGAGGAAGTTTGATGAAAACTACTAACTCATTTGTTACCAGTGTAAGGCTTGACCTAAGGACTGTGGCCACCCTTGTCTTGTGGCTCAGAAAGAATAACATCGAGCCTGGAAGTCGTAATAACTTAATAACCATCAGCCTTGAGGCACTTAAGGAAAACCTCCTTAAACAAGACTCAAGCTTATCAGTAACATCCACCACCAAGGCGCTTGAAATCCTCAAGCAATTCGACCTTATGCCAAAAGCTAAGAAGCAGAGAAACTTGAAAACCCTTACTAATCAACTAGCCATTGAGTCACTTAATGCTAAAAGTGATACCGGCCCCAGTTTTGAAGCCCTCTCCGCACCATCCCTTGATGATGCCATGAGTGAGGCACAACAACTCCTTGAGCAAAATCTTTCAGCAGGTAAGCGAACTAAGGATGAGCATGATGGCTTGAGAAGCTTTCCTAATAAAAAGGACTAATGTTATGATTAATAAAAGTGGTTTAGCTGAACTAAGGTTACAAGAAGAGGACTTGAAAGCTCAGCTTACTGAGGTGTTGTTCGAGCTAAAACATTACTCCAACATTTATCAAAAACTTCAAAACCTCCGAGGGGCGCTTCAAAAGGACTACATTGACTTGCAGCTCCTCAGGTTTGAAGCAGAGAAAATGATAACTAAGGTTCCACCTCGCGTAGCAAAAGCCGCGAAGGATAAACGACAAGGCTTTGAAAAACTTCTAAAGCTTCTAAAGTCTGACCCAGGACTGCTTCAAGAACTGAGGGATCAAATAGATTGAAACTTTCCTATGGAAATATTTTTTCCAAAGGAATCACCATAAAAATGTCGCTATGGGACTGAAAAAGCTATTGCCTGCTTGACAATTCCATCAATCAATGGTATGATGTAACATCATTCAAATGGTGCTTATGCACCACAAACCAAAGGGCACTTGATGCCACTAACAAAAGGAGTAAAGTATCATGACTGAAATCACCGCAAAGAAGATCATCAATGACGAACCCCATGTCGCTACCATCGCCTATGACTTTGGAGAAAACCTGGACGCTGCCGTGGAAAAGTTCGGCGCCGAAGTCGTTTTCAGCAACTTCAAACAGAGCGCCAAGATCACCGCCCAGGCTGCAATGCGCCGGATGCTTGAAGACGGTAAGGATCAGGATGCCGTTGCCGCTCGCATGGCTGACTGGAAGCCCGGCCAGACTCTTGAACGTGTTATTGATCCAGTTGCCACCCTGAAGGCTCAGCTCAAGAACATGGACCCGGCAGAGGCAAAGGCCCTGTTGAAGGACCTGGCTGCATCGGCCAAAGGTTAATAAGGCCAGCGAAAAACTATCATCTGTTAAGATTAAATCCAGACTCGGAACCAAACTTTATTAGAACCTCCTGTCTGATAACCTCCGAGTCTGGATTTTTTTATTCCTAATGGATGTATTTGACATTTTTAAAACCAGTTAAGGAGAACTCTAATGCCAATACCTCTCATTGAAGTAGTCTGTTCTGTAACAGAACATGTAGAAAACAGTACACGTGAAGTACTTAAAGTCAGTAACCATTCAAAGCATCCTGACCTCGTTTACTTAGACCTCGGACATGGGGCATGTGTTTTTAAGCGTGAGGCTGTTATAGCAGCACTCGAAGCCACCAGGGAAGCCTTTGACTACGAGGACTGAAGGTGATTTTAAATCCTGAAGCTTTGATCCACTTTATTGATGAAGAAACAGGAATCATCCTGCTCAAGAAGATCTCATTGTTTATCCCCTCACTAGGTAGCGGGGTTAGACTTGGTGGACTTGGTGATGGAAAGTTTTACAGGATTGAGAGGATTATTTGGAACTATGATGAACCAGATTGTCCTTTCACTCGTGTAAATATAGGAGTTAAAGAAGCCTAACTTAGGAGAAACTAACTTATGGATAAAGAAATTGCATATATTCTTAGCCAATCAGTCTGTGCTTTGATAGAAGCTATGGGAATGGCCGCTGAGAATAAGCAGCGAGAAATTCAAGGAGATTCCCCAGCCTTTTCCAAAGAACATTTTGACAACTTAATTAACCAGTACGGCATCCATCACAGTGGAGTTGTTAGTACTTTAAATCACTATTAAGGGAAATAACTGGGGACTAATAATGTCAGAATACCGAAAACGCACAGGAATCCTCCTAGCCCAACCGTTCGAGGAAAAGCGCCTTATGGGTTCAAGCAGAATGGCTTGGAACTCTTGGCCCGTTATCATGCATCCTAAACTTGATGGTGAACGCAGCAGGCGGTTAGAACTTCCCAATCATAATAACATCCTGATTTCCTCAACAGAGGATATAATCTTCTTCATGGAGCACATTCAGGATGAGTTCCTCAGGCTTTCAAAAGTTGCCAACCTTGAGTATGATGGTGAACTTTACCGTCACGGCTGGACTTTTGAGCAGATTCATTCAGTGGTAAGTCGCACAGTTAATCGTCACCCTGATTCTCACCTCATGCAATTCCACATTTTTGACTACTGTGATGAATCAACACATCAAATCAAACGTACAATTAACCTAGCCAAAATAGCTCAGGAGTTTAAGTCTGACATCATTAAGTTTGTCCCATACTACTTAGCCTACTCATTTGAGGAAGTCATGCGGTACTATGAATTATTCCTCTCACAAGGTTATGAGGGAATGATAATCCGGCACATTGAGGCTCCTTATGTCAGAAAACGCTCGACCTTTATGATGAAGTTTAAGCCCAAGAAAAAGGATCGTTACCGAATTATAGGTTGGAGAGAAGAGGTTTCTAATGAGGGCATTCCTAAGGGACGCATCGGCACTTTGATTTGCTGCTCTGATGATGGCCAGTCCTTCGGCGTCTCCGCAGGGCTTAATGATGAACTTCGTGACGAGCTTTGGCGCATCCGTAACACCAACTTAATCAATCGTGAATGTATAGTTCACTACCAAGCACTGACCAGTGCAAAGAAAGTTCCCAAGTTCTGTTCAAAAATAGAAATACTTTAACCCAAGTAGCTTATTAATCCCTATGGTTAAAAATTTTCCATAGGACAAACTCAGAAGGAGGAACCAGACTTTAAATGACTAAGCTTAAACCCACCACGCAACAAGAATTAGAGGACTTCAAGAACTACTTAAGAACTCCTGAAGGTATGCGTTTTTACGACAAGAAAGCCCAGGAAAGTATGACTGAGGAGGAGTATATAGACTGGAATATCCAGTGCTTTGAGGCAAGTCTGATAATAAGAGACTTCACTCAATCCAAAAACTCCACTGGAAAAGAACTTGCTGAGTTCATCCTTGAAAACATGGAACTCTCCTCAGCTACTATATGTGCCATTTGGGGCACCGCAAGGACTGAAGCTATGGAGCAAATGAAGTATGAACAACTTAGGGTCTTGAAAGACCTTGAAGAAGTTCTTAGGGCGCCAAAAGGATCGGCACAGATATCTCCAACAGTCCACTAATAACGACAAACTCAAGCTAAGGAGAACTAACCCATGCATCAAATCGTTAAACAACCTGATGGAAAGTTTGCAATCTTTTCTAAACTCGGCAACTGCTTTATTGCTGAGGATATGACCCCAGAGGAGATTGTCAACATGGACTTTAAAGTGTTCAAATTGACTACCTTGAAGGCGATTAAAAACATCTGTATTAAGCTGGATAAAGGTGAAAAGGTTTACCTCAGTCCAGTTTCTTACGAAACAGCCAGGGCGCACTCAGCCGTGGAAGCTGCTGAAGATGAAACCGAAGAGACTTTGGAGGACTTAATTAACGATGAGCTTCCTTAACTACGAACTTCCTATTCTGCCAACACATACTCATGAAATTCTGGATTCTTCGAAGTTGGGTTCTTTTCTCGAATGTCCTAGAAAGTTCTTCTATGAGTACATGCTTGGCTGGCGAAGTGACAGGCCTAATAATCATTTAGTGTTCGGTTCGGCCTGGCATGATGCGATGGAGCATATTCTTTTGAATGGCTACAGTGAGGATTCCCTCTATGATGCCTTCTTGCTCTTTCAAAGAACCTACAGGGAAACCTTTAATGACCCTGATATGGATGATCTTTACTCGCCCAAAACTCCATTAAGGGCTTTTGAGGCCTTGGCAAAGTATGCTGGTAAGTATAGTGCTGATGAGGAGAATTTCGAAGTCCTTCATACTGAGATTGCCGGTACTGTTCCGGTTGGCCCTAATGGTCGTGTCATGCACTTTCGTCTTGACTCGATCATAAAGGACCGGACAGCTGACAAAATTTTCTCTATGGAGCACAAAACTGGCTCCTCATTCACCAGAACCTGGCAGGATCAATGGGAGCTTGACCACCAACCACTGCTTTATACTCATGCGTTGTACTGTAACTATGACCCCTCGAAAGTTCGGGGAGTAGTCATGAATGGGACCTTTTTCAAAAAGGTCAAGGACAACTCAAGGGTTGAAAAGTATGAGTTCGCTCGAGTTCCAGTTAACAAGTCTTTTAATCAGATAAGGACTTGGAACGTCCATCTTAATAGGTGGATTGATCTGCTTGAGCAAAACTATGAGTTGCTTTCAACTGAGAGTGATTCAGAGGATGTCATGAAGTCTTTCCCATGCAATCCTAAGAACTGCACAAAGTTCTTCGGTTGTGTTTATCATGACCTTTGTAATGCCTGGCCAAATCCGTTAAGAAAGGCATTTCAAGCTCCTTTAGGTTTCAAAGTGGAGCATTGGGATCCTAGCGAAAGGCCGTCCAAAGCAGTATGGAATCTGGACTTAAAGTAAGGTTTCCTTGCACCAAACACTCCTCAGGGCAGTGGCGGAACTGGTAGACGCTTTTGGCGGCTAGGGTACTACAGATAGGGAAAGTATTCTGCGGTGAACGGCATAAATAAGCGGATGTTCAGAACCTTGAGTAAAGCTGTCGTAAGGTGGATTATGCCCCACTAAAACAGACCCTTGCAGGTTCGAATCCTGCCTGCCCCACAATTTATTAGGAGAAATTGATGATAGCAAAAGTAGCAAAACGAATAAGAAAAGAAGTCTAATGAAAACTCTCCAGCCACTATTCTATACTTCTCACGAGGGGGCGATGTATTCCAAGTGGAACTCTGGCCCTATTAACCTTGATGAACTTCAAACTGGGCAGGATTTGCTGGAGCTTAATGGAGTTTCTTTCCACTCCCTCATCTTCTGGCCTGACCCTAAGGAGGAAGAGTTTCCTCGGTGGGATACTGTTAATGGCTGGACTGATCCAATAAAAATTTTATAAGGAGAATTAAAAAATGTCAGAACGTAAAGAACTGGGAGTTGCTCATATGACCGGGATGGCCGAAACGATTGGATCAATAGAGGAATTTGCAAGTAGATTCAGTATCTTTGCCGACCACATGGATACGAAACTGGATAGATTCTGCCTTCCAGCATGTCCCACTCATCCCCCAGAAACTTCAGAAAACCGAAACGTGGCTCCAGTCTTTGATGCATTACTCTCAACAATTTCTTCATGTTATCGGACTCTTGAGGAAGTAGAAGATATCCTTAACCGTTGTGATGTTTAGCCGGAAGGGGGTTAATTAACTATGTCAAACTGTAAAACTTTCATCACCTTCGGCTATGACCATGTTCATAGGATAGACAACCAAGTTTTTGACCGTGACTGTGTGGCCATCATAAATGGCCCCAGCTATGCTGAAAATCGTGAGAAAGCATTTGAACTTTTTGGCTCCAAGTTCTGCTTTGAATATCCGGAAACTCACTGGAAAGAGGATCAGTTAAAACACTTTCCAAGAGGCTGTATAGAAGTTGAACTGGAGGATGAATCTCGCGGAACTCCCCTCAGTGAAGTCACAGATGTTAAGCAACTTCAACTTATTTGTGAACAACTCTGGCAAGCCTTAGATGAAATTGACACTGCTGAGGATATCTGCCGAGCAAATGATAATTGTTTTAGAACCGTAGCAAGGGTTCAAATCAACAAACGTTGGAAGCTTCTTACTTCTGACGGATACAAACTATACTTACCTAAGGAGGAGCAATGACAGAAAGAGTAAAAGCTGATGAAACTAATGAGGCTAAAAAACTTATCATTAAGAAGGAGTTTGAAGCCATCCAGAAGATTTATCAAGAGGACCCCAAGAGCAATTCATTCAATGCCCTGGTTCTCGGCGAGTCTGGCTCCGGCAAAAGTTTTATGCTTCATACTTGCCGAGGCCCTGTCCATGTTGACAGTTTTGATCCTGGTGGCAGCAAGGGGCTTAAGAAACACATCGAACAAGGCCTTGTGATGGTGGACTCCAGGTTTGAAAATGAAGACCCAATGAAACCTACAGCCTTCACATTGTGGGAAAAGGAGATGGAACGCCGGCTTAGGATGGGCTACTTTGACTACATCGGAACCTACGTACTTGACTCTTCAACTACCTGGGCCGATTCAATTATGAACGCCTTGTTAAAACGTGCAGGGATTCCTGGTGCTGCACCCAGATTCACCAAGGACTACACCCCACAGAAAACTACCATCAGGAATTGGCTCAAGAAAATCCTCTCCTTCCCTTGTGACGTAATCGTTACTGGTCACTTGGAAGCCAAGGAGGATAAGGAATCTGGCCGCATGGTCTACCGCTACATGACGACGGGTCAGGGAACAACTACCATTCCACTCTTGTTTGATGAAATCTATGTGATGGATCCTAAGGATGGCTCTAAGGGAATCAACTATCGTCTGCTTACCGCCTCTACGGGGACTAATCTTGCTCGTAGCCGCCTAGCTCAGGATGGTCTGCTGGATAAGTACGAGGAGCCAAACATTAAGAAGATTCTCAAAAAGGCCGGGTACTCAACAGATGATAAACCGAAGCTGAGGTAAATCATCTAAGCAAATAATCATAACTTATGGAGGCTCCCTGTGAAGAAAATAACTTAAAACCTGAAACCTGAAACGTGAAACATGAAACTTACTTTAATCAAATTAAAAAAACCGAGGTATAATTATTATGTCTGATTCAATGCTTGATATCGCTGCGGGTGACTTGGACGACGCTCAGGAACTGAAGCCGGTACGGTCTAATGAAGAAGTAAAACTTCAAGTAATCGACGTTCGTTGTGATCGGGATAAGAATGACAATCCCTATATCATGCCAACCTTTGAAATCCTGGATTTTCCCACGGCCAAGAACTTTACGAAGTATCTGGCCCTGCCTACTGATGAGATGGATGCGAAGAAGAAAAACAACGCCGCTCTGGCATTGCGTAAGTTCTTCAAAGCCTTCGAGATTGATTACTCGGGTGGTCAGCTCAATATTGAGGAGATCATTGGCGCCACCGGCTGGGCTATTCTTGGAGTTGATGAGAATGAAGATTCCGAGTACGGCCCGCAGAACTATGTAAAACGCTTCCTGTAATCAGCCCTATGGTTAAATTTTAACCATAGCAACCATTAAAACTGAGCGCCCTAGGCAACAACATAGTTGTGCCGCTTACTGGCATTAGCGGTCTCCTCCTAGGGCGCTTTTTTAGGAGGATAAATGAGAATAGTAACACCCCACACTATAATCCTTGGTGAGTGTCCAGCTCCTGGCATTAAAACCTTAGAGTGGATCGAGAGTGCAGCACGAACTTGTTATAAAAGTGAGGAACGCATCACTGAAAATTCTGCCAGGGAGATGGTAAAGACCTTGCTTAACAAAGAACACCTTGCTATGCTGGAGCACTCCAACGTGGTGTTCAGGGTTTGCACAACTACTACCAACCCCAGAGGTCTTGAGACCTCCTTGCGAAGAATCTTTCGTGAGCGGACTGCTTATCATAAGTTCTACATTCATGATGGAGTTCTTCACATTAGTGGAAACCTTCGGGCCTGGATTGAAAGTCTTACAAATCCCCTTGGAATGCTGACTGATTTCAGCATTATCCAGGAATTGCGTTACTTGATTTGGGAAAACTTTTCAACTCTCGTTCCGCCGGTTGAGCCGCCTCCTTTTAAAACTTTCGAAACGGTCATGAACCCAGAGGAAATTCCTATGGCCTTGAAGCGGATAACTGTCAAGTTCATCTGTGACCGGGGAGTCAGTCATGCAATTGTCCGGCACCGCCCCTGTTCATTTGCCCAGGAATCAACTCGCTTCTGTAATTATAGTCAGGAAAAGTTCGGAAACGAATGCTCATTCATCGAACCTCCAGGCCTTTCTCCAAAACAACGTGCTCATTGGTTAAGCCTTTGTATGTTTGCTGAAGAAAAATATCTGGCAATGCTGGATGAAGGTTGTTCTCCGCAGATCGCCCGATCAGTCCTGCCCAACTGCACCAAAACTGAGATTGTTGTAACTGCCGATGTTGATGAGTGGAACATCATCTCAAAACTGCGCTGCTCCCCAGCTGCTCATCCGCAGTTTCGTGAACTTATGCTCCCACTCAATGAGGCACTTGCAAAACGCTTTAACGGAGTGTTAAAAATCACCAAGTAAGGACAGCAAGAATGAAAAAAATAAGAATTGGTTTTACTGGTTCTGGAGGTTCTGGTAAGACTACTATGTTAAAAGTGGTCAGTGAGAAACTGAAAATCCCTACTATTCCAGAGGGAATAAGAAGTTACTTAAAGGCAAATGGTATTTCTCATCTTAGAGAACTGGGTGATGAAGGTACTATCAAGCTTCAGGAAGAAGTCCTAAGCCGTAAAATAAAGGCTGAGTCGAAGTTTGATGCTTTTATCACTGATCGAACAACCCTTGACAATGCTGCCTACGCTTTAAGGTGGCTTTCAAGATGTCAGGAATGTCAGGAATGGCTTAATGATTATATTAACAAATGCCTGACTTATGCCAGGAACTACTACGACATCATCTTCTTCTTCCCTTGCGGGATGTTTGAACTTGAGGATGATGGAATAAGGTCTGGCAAGTTCTGGTACCAATATGAGATTGACCTTTTATTAAAAGGTCTTATGTTTAACACCTTCTACCAACAGTCACATTATCCAGCCATTTACGTGCTGGAAACTATCTCTATTCAAGAACGTCTTGAGGAGATAGAAGAAATTATCAAGGAGCACTTAGATGGGAGGCAGGGAACCATACCGAATCCGTTTATCTGTTGACATTACAAGAGAACAGCGGGATAAGCTTAATCAGTTTCTTCCGTGGGGAACGCAGAATACTTTCTTCTCTTGTATCATTGACGACATTACTAAAACCTTTTCCGAGCATCCTAATCCTCAAATGCTCGTTGCTATGGTGTTAGATCGCAAACTTAAGCTAAATGACCTTTCAAAAACAATCAGTGGGAGTTCATGATGGCGACTATAGATTCACTAAAGCCTAGCATCACTCAACTTCCTCACGAGGAAGCATTTGAGTTAATTAAAAATCTCAGAACTTCTAGGAGAACTTCTAAGAAGTCTCTTACAAAAAGTGTCAAGACTAAGGGGAGTAAGAAACGCAGTAGCAAACTTTCTCCTCTGCAACTATTCTCAATGCTTGATGATTCAATGAAGCAACAACTTCTTCAAGAACTTACAGGAAAGTTATGAAAAACATAGATCTGATACAAATAAGTCCCACCGTCTACATTAACCCCCAGAAAGTCGAGGCAGTTGTTAATGACTCACCTAAGGGAATGGTCAGAGTAATCACTGACTCTGGTCAGGTATTTCACCTTACCGTTAGTGAGGACATAAGCATCTGCAATGTTATTGAGACACTTAAATCAGGGGGATGCTCATGCAGCTGAAAATTCTCAACATTGATGAAGTATTTGAGGGAGAGCGGAGAAGGGTTGACTATGGGGATATCAGTGAACTTGCCCTATCAATAAAGGAAAAGGGGTTAATAAATCCTATAGCTGTAGGCCTTACAAAAAACTATATAGAGTCAGACAAGGAGTATATTCTTATCGCCGGAGGCCGCCGTTTTAGAGCCTGCCAACAGATTGGTATGAAGGATATTCCTGTTCGTATTTATGACCGCCAACTAAATGACCTCGAGCTACGTTCAATTGAGTTGGAGGAGAATGTCAGGCGGAAGTCTCTTTCGTGGGAGGAGAAGATATTCCTCGAGGATGAAATCAATCAACTTCAAATCTCCATTCATGGAGAAAAAATCTCAAAAGCTCCAGGTGCTTCCGGACACTCTATCCGCGACACGGCAAAACTTCTGGGCAAGTCTCATTCAACAGTTGTTCAAGACCTAAAACTTGTCAAGGCTATAAAGGACTTTCCCGAAATGCCTTGGAAAAAGTGCAAAAATAAAAATGACGCTAACAAGCTACTGAAAAAAGTTACTGCCATTGTCGAGCGTTCGGTTCTTTCTACCGATGCTAAGGCGGCTATTTCCACTAATGGTGGTCAGCAGAAACATATGTCAGAAGCTTATATTATAAATGACGTTTTCGAAGCTCTTCCAAAACTCCAGTCTGGGATGTTTGACTTAGTAGAGATTGATCCACCTTATGGAATCGACCTCGAACATACCAAACAAAACTACTCATACGAGGACTATAATGAGGTTGAGAAGAAGGATTACAAAGTCTTTCTTGAGAAACTTATGTCTGAAGTCTATCGTGTGATGGCTCCTAGTTCATGGTTAGTTTTCTGGTTCGCTCCTGAACCTTGGTTCGAAGACGTTTACCAGGCCATTAAGAAAACTGGCCTTGTTATTACTCGCATGTGTGGAATTTGGAATAAGTCTTATGGTCAGACTAACTCCCCCACAACTCGACTTGGTAACTCTTATGAAATGTTTTTCTATGCTCGAAAGGGACAAGCTACCCTTGCTAAACCCGGCAGTATTAATGGTTTTGAGTTTAGCCCTGTAAGCCCGGATAATAAGAAACATCCTACTGAACGACCAGTCCCATTAATGCAGGAAATCCTTACCACCTTTGCAAAACCAAATGCTAAGGTCCTTGTCCCCTTTGCCGGCAGCGGAGCTACGCTTATTGCAGCAGGTCTTGAAGATATGATTCCCATAGGTTACGACCTCTCCGAGTCTTATCAGCAGGATTATTTAATCAAAGTTAAAAATCAATTCTAATAACTCGCGCTATGGAAAAAATTTTTCCAAAGGAATAAAATCATGACCACAAATATCCTCTTCATTGATACTGAAACCACTGGCCTCTACAAACACTCTGCCCCGGTTGATGATCCTAAGCAGCCCTATGTCGTTCAACTCGGCTTGATGCTTACTCAAAGGAACTCAAAAAAATTCTATGGCTTCCAACCCCTCCAAAGTTTCGGAGCCATTATAAGGGTTCCAGTAGGAACTACTATAAACCCTTTCGCTCTTGAGGTTCATGGAATCAGTGTTGAATTGTGTAATGAGTACGGAATCCCCGGCCATGTAGCCACCTCAGTATTAGATGATCTCTTACACGAGGCTGATCTTCTTGTTGCTCACAATGTTCAGTTTGACAAAGCAGTAATTAACACCTTCCTCACTCGTCATAACATTGATACTAAATTCTTCGATCAGCTCCCTACTTATTGCACCATGAAGGAATCAACTGAGTTCTGCGGCCTAACTACCAAGAACGGAAGACCTAAGTGGCCTAAGTTGACTGAACTTCACCAAGTATTATTTGAAGAAGGTTTTGCTGGAACTCATGACGCCCTCGATGATGTCAATGCTACTGCTCGCTGCTACTACGAACTTACCAAATAAGGCCAGAACCTATGAACGAACTTAATCCCAATAATGCAAGAACCTTTGTGCTGCCTGAGGGGATACACTCATCCTGCAAGTTGATTATTGTAGGTGAGCAGCCAGGGTTCCAGGAAATCAAAATCGGAAACCTTTTATAGGTCCGGCGGGAAGAGTTCTACAGGATTGCTTAAGTGCTGCGAACATCATCCGAGGTGAGTGTTATCTGACTACTGTAATTAAGGACCTTGACCACCGACTTCCTTACTACTATGACTCAAACAGAAATCGCTCAATCTTTACCAAACCTGGGCAGGATTATGTTGAAGTTCTGAAAAAAGAACTTGAAGCAATTCCTTGTAATTACATAATCGCTGTTGGAAATGTAGCTCTTCAAGCACTCTGCTCACGAACAGGGATTACTAAGTGGCGTGGCTCAGTAATGAAGTCAACACTTGTTCCTGATAAGTGGGTTATTCCCATAATCCATCCAGCCACAGTGATTCCACCTAAGAATGTTTTCCTTAACAAACATCTAATAATCAATGACCTTCTCAAAGCCGCAAGGATTTGTGAGAAGGAATCTTATGAACCCTATTCTTATGAGGTGATAACCAGGCCCAGCTTTTTCCAGATAATGGAGTTCCTTAATGATATTGAAGAAGGTAAGACCATTACCGCCTTTGATATTGAAGTCAGTAATGAAGAAGTCTCTTGTATCTCCTTCTCCGTTGAGCGGCGGGTTTCTATGAGCATTGCCTTTGTTGACGATCAGGGAGATATTTTTACTATCGAACAGGAGTTGGAAATCTGGTTAAAAATCGCCAAGATTCTTGAAGATAGTTCCATCAGAAAGCTTGGGCAAAACCTAGCTTTTGATGCTCACTTCCTACTTCGCCGTTACGGGATCAAGGTGAGACCGATTCATGATACTATGGTCGCTCAGCAAATTATCATGCCAGATTATCCTAAGGGCTTAGACTTCATAACTAGCATCCACACCGACCTTCCTTACTACAAGGATGAGGGGAAACGCTGGTTTAAGGTCGGCGGCAGTTGGGGACAACTGTGGCATTATAATGGACTTGACTCCTTGACTCCTTCGATATCTTTTCCGAAGCAACTTAAAGAACTTCAAAACCAGGGAAACATTGATACTTATAACCGCCAACGAGCCATTATTGAACCACTAGTTTACATAATGGAACATGGCACTAATGTTGATATTGAAGGTATTAAAAACCTTTATGAGTCCTTGATGAAAGAAGTTGAGGAACTTCAAGATAAGTTAAACCAGCTGGCTGGTGGAGAACTTAATCCCAACTCTCCAGCACAACTTAAGAATTACTTCTATGTCAAGAAGGGGCTGAAGCCTTATAAGAAACGAGGCACAGGTTCCATAGCTGTTGACAATGACGCTCTTAAGCGGCTGGCTAGGAAGGGTATGAAGGAAGCCAAACTTATCCAACGAATTAGGAAGAATAAGAAACTAGCTTCGACCTACTTAAACTCAGATAAGATTGATCCTGACAACCGTATCCGCTGTTCGTACAATCCTGTTGGCACTAGGTATTCGAGAATAAGTTCAAGCTCAAACATCTTCGGCACCGGCATGAACATGCAGAACTGGCCTCATGCCATGCTGAAATTTTTAATGGCTGATGATGGTTATGTGGGGTATGCGTTCGACCTGTCACAAGCGGAAAACCGGATTGTGGCGTATGTGGGCAACGTACAGGCCATGATTGATGCGTTTGAGCATGAAAAGGACGTTCATTCATTAACGGCATCATTGATTTTTCAAAAGCCGATAACGGAAATAACTACCGAGGATAATACCTGCGACCTAGGTGATGGAACACACTCAGAAAGGTTCTGGGGTAAGAAGGCAAACCACGGATTGAATTATGACTTAGGCTATCGTACTTTCAGTTTTTATTACGAAATCCCGGAGCGTGAAGGTAAGTTCATAGTTTCCCGTTACCACCTTGCTTACCCAGGCGTAAGGAATGTGTTTCATAAAAAGATTCGTGACCAACTCTTTACCTCAAGGGTTGTTACAAACCTTATGGGTCGTAAGACTCCTTTCCTCGGGCGACTCGATGATGCTACGTTTAAAGAATCTTATGCATGTATTCCTCAAGGAACTGTCGGAGATGTGATCAATGAGCGGGGGATGAACTATATCTATTACAACCCTGAGAAGTTTGAACCTATTGAACTTCTCGGCCAGGTTCATGATGAGATTATTTTTCAAATTCCCCTGTCAGTTCCTTGGGAAGAACATGCTAGGATGATCAATGATATAAGATCAAAACTTGAGATACCTTTGAAAACTAATGGTCGCGAGTTTGTTATTCCCGCCGACCTGACTATTTTTAAAAGGTTTAAGAAGGGAACGGAGTTAAAAGGTAAAAAATTCTCAAGAGATTTAAAAGTCCTTTCTGAACAACTTGCATCAGCGTGGAATGAACACAAAGATGACTGAAACTCCTATGGAAATATTTTTTCCATAGGGTTTATTATACTAGGAATAACACCAACATGTCAAAAAGAATTCTTGAGGACTGGCTTAATAGTTATTTAGAATTAACAACATTCACTGAACCTCCTGAAATGTTTCGAACCTGGGTAGCTGTTTCCGTAATGGCTGCAGCAATGCAGAGAAAATGCAGACTTCGTTGGGGAAGTTTAACCTTCTACCCTAATATGTATACTGTTCTCGTAGGCCCTCCTGGAAAGGCTCGTAAGGGAACTGCCATGAAAGTTGGAAGAGACTTTTTAATGGACCTAGGAGTTAAAATGGCTGCTGAGAGCATTACTCGAGAAGCATTAGTTCGAGAACTTCAGGAATGTTCTGATTCGTTAATCTACTCTGACAAGGGCATAATGGAAACACACAGTTCTCTCACAGTTTATTCTGAGGAATTGATTGTGTTTCTTGGACATCAAAACTATCAACTTATGGCGGACCTTACTGACTGGTACGACTGTGCTAATCAGTGGATTTACCGGACTAAAGGTTCTGGAACTGATAACATAATTGGGGTATGGGTGAATATGTTAGGGGCTACAACCCCTGACTTAATAAGAACGGCCCTACCCCTTGATGCAATTGGTGGCGGCTTAACAAGTCGAATGATCTTTGTTTTTGAGCCACGAAAGGGGCATCTTGAACCATTCCCTCAGTGGGGAAGAGAACAAATAGTTTTAAGAAAGAAACTCATGGATGATCTTGAGCGAATCTACTCACTCAAAGGAGAGTTTAAAATTCATAAGGAATTCATCGACCCTTGGACTGAGTGGTACTATCAACAAGATCGACACCCTCCGTTCGAAGACACCCGCTTCGCAGGCTATATTGAACGAAGGCCGACACATTTATTAAAACTTTGCATGATCCTTAGCGCTTCCAGATCAGATTCTATGGAGATTTCTCCAGAAGATTTTGAAAGAGCTTTGGCATTACTTGAACGAACTGAGATAAAAATGCCGCAGGCATTTACAGGGGTTGGGAAGAATACTCAGAGTGATATTCTTACTAAGGTCTGGACTGACTTAGCTCTTAGTAAGGATATGACTTTTGGGCAAATTCTAAGCAAATATCATGTTGATGCAGATCAGAGAACTTTGGAGGCTATTATTAAAACCTTAAGCGAAATGAAGATAATTAGAATATCCTACCAAGGAAAAACTACGCACTTAACGTATGTTGGAAATGCAGACAATCCACTTGATAGGGCAATCTCTGCGTCTGTAGCGGAGGAGACAAAATGAAGCAACTAGCAGCACTACTTCATACGCTGCGCTGTAGAGAGAAGCATTTGGAGACTATGGAGCAACTTAAGACTGATACTCATTTTTGTCACTACTACCTAGAGCAGGTAATAGTTGATGAATGGGAACTTCCAAGCCACCTAAAATGGTTGGAGGAGGCTGAAGAGTTTATGAATGAGATAGGAGCTGAATCTCCTAGCCAAGCCCTGAGCGCACTTAACAGAGTAGTCCTTATCAGGCGCGAGGCTGAGGAGATTCTTGAAAAATTTCCTGCCCTTAGGAAACTTCTTATTGAGTTGCTTGCTTAAGTTTGTAAAGCTTCTGAATTTCATCGGCTGAGTATTGACCAGTTTCGATTGCATTCTGAATCATCTGTTCTTTCTCAGCCGGTGTTTTTCTTGGGTCAATCATAGTTTTAAAAACATCCATACCAGCGTCCTTAGTCTTACTCCTAATGATCCCCACCCTTGATTGTAACGATGCATCAGTGTCAAGCCTTCGAATCTTCGGCCCAAAGAGACCAAGCATAGTCTCAGCTAGGCTAACATCATGACCTGTCCAGTCCTTACCTGTCCAGCCAAGTTCATTACCAACGTCCTTGCTAATAGTCCCATTAGCTACTAGGGCATTACCAAGGTTGTTGGTAGAATAACTATAAGGGTTGATGAACGGTAGGTTTGGTGCCCACTGATTGGCTAAATAATTAACCAACGACTTAGCATTCAAACTCTTTTGTTCACTGGTAACAGGGTTATCATAAGGATAAAGTTCCCTCTTAAAACTTGCAGTCTTCCCACTAGCCAGCGTAAAAACTGTAGCTATTAAGGGGTGAAAACCGAAGGGAAAACCATTAGCCATATCCTGAAAAAGATCAGCACCGGGCAGGAACCTTGAAGCATCTAGGAACCTAGCCTGGCCATCATCAGCATTAGCAAGCCTAACTGATGTTGAAGGTCCTAATCCATAAAAGGATTTCTTCTGCCAGTCTGGCATAAGCGAATGCTCATAGGCTCTTTGAGCTTCGGCTTTGTCCTTATACTCATGCTCATAGTGATAATCCCCAAGTGCCTTATACCCTGCTATCAAGGCTAGAATTCTATGAGGATTATCAACCATAGTGTTTGCAATCACTGGAATGATTTTATATGTCCAACTAACAAAAGGCACAAGGCCGGTTCTTCTAAGGAACTGAATACCTCTGGGAACATCCGAATAATCAAAGAACAACTTATTCGCAGCCTCCAGAGCTTCCTGAGGTTCAGCACCTTTCTCACGCTCTGAAATATAAACTCCCATTTTAAAGATCTGATCCTCCTTCTCATAAAGCTTCATAGCTCCACGAGCAGGCTTAGTAAATAAGTTCCCAAAGGCCTTGAGCAAGCCTCCGGGGTTTTCCTGATCCTTGATCTTCTTAGCAGTATTAATAAAACTATTAATATCCCAGTCTGCTTGCATTATTCCTGAGTCAATAAGACCTTCATTAATAGCCTCCTGGAACCACTTATCATTATTCCTAATACTCTGAGCTCCTCTAATGGCCAAACTAGTTGGCTCCCTCCCATCCATAACTGAAATGTGAAAGTTGGTAAGCACATTAATCCCGTGAGTAGCAGGACTGAAAGCTGTTTTTCCAATTTTCCAAGGCTTAAGCAGTGCCTGGTTGAGTTTGTCAAGCCCAGCTAACACATCATTCTGAAGCCGGCCACTAGTCATACTTCCAAGGACTTTCATAACATCAGGGTGCACATAATGACCGGAGAGGGCTCCGTACTTCTTAATGCCTTTATGAGTTTCTGTTAATGGAACTTTAACCCATCCCCAAGCCTGCATCCTTTTCTCAAGAGCTCTAAGTGATTCATTTTTGGCTAACACATCAGACTTAACAGTCCAGCCAGGATTCTCCTTAATATTTTGAAACATCCTTCCAAGAGCAATATCATGACTAGCCTCCCGATTCAGCACTGCCATTCTTAAGGCCACATCCCGTGACTCACCCATAGCCTCACGTTCAGTTCTGGTATAATCCCTACGAAGCTTCAACACTCCATTCTCAGTACTCTCAACTCGCCAGTCAAAAGGTTCAAATTCACCACCCATACTGAGTTCTCTTATCTTACCTCTATCAACTGCTAGGGCAAACCGACGCCATCTTAAGTCACTATCGCGAAAACTGACAACCTTATCATCTTTAGCAAGCTGGTCAAGATTAATCCCAAGTTCCTTAAACTGCTCTGGCTTCAAGGACCTTACAATTCCACGATTCTTTAAGTACTTCACACTGATCGCTTTTATCTTAGCCCTTAGGTATTGGTAAGGTCTTTTATTCATCCTTGGAGCATAGACCCGATGAAGGTACTTATCCCCCAACTTGTTAACCTCCTCCTCTGCCAGACCTGAATCAATCAGCATTTGCCTAATCTGTTTGTGAAAGCCGACTATCTCATCAGCCTGAGCAAACAAGTGCTTTGAAGCCTTCTCCCAATCACCCTCCTGCTCAATGATATCACTTATAAGTGCACGCTCTTCAGGAGAAAACTTCGTTGCCACATCCATTGCAAACTTATCTGCGGCCCTTCGAATATTAGCTTTCTGCCTGTAGAACTGACGCTTAAGTGCATAGGCTTCCTTGACGGCACGTTCAGTAGGGTGAAATGACTCAGCAATTTTACGGGCACTGGTTTTAATAACTTGACCAGTTTCAGTTCTGGCAGGTTCACTTAAGGCCTTCCAGAAACGCTCTGAAAAATTTGAACCTACTTTTCTTATCTGATCAGCTGCCCCTATTTTCCTATAAAAGTGCCGACCAATAGTTAATGCTGACAGTGCTGCTCCACCACGATGAACCCAGTTTTCAAATTTCCACCTAGGAACTCCGTTCTCATCAACATCAAAACCTGTTAAGGCTCCAATAGAGTTAATGCCAAGATCCTTCATAATAACTGGGCTTATGTAACCACCCTGAGACTTCAACCCCTTAAAGGCCTTTTCACTTTCAGTCATACCACTGATATTCAACCCCTCCATTACGCGACTGAGGAAGTCTTTATCAGGGTTTAACAGCATCCTTTTATACGTTCCAGTTTTAAGTCCATCAAGGACATTATTAACATCCTCTGAGCTTAATACCCTACGGTCCTTAAGGTCCTCAAGGGTAATCTCCAAGTCCCCAAAGATCATAGAATCAAGTTCCTTAGGCTTGATTGAAGGATCTTTTTGCATCCTCAGGTAGTCCTCACTAAGGCTCTGAAACTCCTCATGAACGGTGTTGAGTTTCTTAGTGTACTTCCCACTAAGGCTTTTCTGAGAGCCTTCAGTAAAGGTATTATCAATCCCTTTGGAAATATTTTTTCCATAGGACTCAACCGGCTCAACCATTACTGGACCTGCCGAACCTGCCCACGGCTCTATCACCATGGGATCAGGAGTAGTAACCTCCGCAGCAACTTCAGGAGTAACTTCAGGAGTAACTTCCCCTACTGCTTTGGCTGCTTTGGCTTCCTTAACCTCTGGCTCAAAATAAGCTTTCTGCAAGTCCTCATGAATACTTTTCTCAGCTGAACTCGCAGTTAAGTAGTTAGCATTAAAATCCTTTTGAGGCATCACTGCTGGACTGCTCGACTTGGCTGCTTCAACTACTTTGCCTTCTGGTGTAATAGCTTTGACATGCTCACCTAAGTTCGGAGGCTTAACCACATCACTATTAACTAGTATGTCTGCTGCAGCCTTGTCCCCACCATCTGCCAATTTTGCTAAACCAGCCAAGTGGTGATACTCCTCATCTCGCATAGGTACATAACTAACCATCTCAGCCAAGGCTCTTGAGAAGGGATTAAGCTCAGTACCTGTACGCGCTGCTATAGCCAAACCTTCTTGGAAACCTTTCTTGAATGGAAAAACTATTGATGCTGGATCACCTAGGAAACCAAGAAGAGTTGAGGCCGTAGGTTTTAACTGCTCCGGCATGTTGGGGAAGTAGTTTTCAACAACCTGCCCCTCATAATCTGGACGCTCACTGGAGGGGAGTAAGTCCGCCTTAGCCGCCTTTGCCCCCACTGCCAAAGCTTCCCAAAGTTGTCCTGATGCATCCTGAGCCTTATACTGATGAGCTATCGGAGCTGTTGCAAAACTGGCTGCAGCAGAAAGAGGTCTCATACCAGTCGCAAGACCCCCAGCCAGCATTGTAGTGTCAGAAACTAACGGTTGGTCAGGTGCTCCAGTATAAAGCTCCTCTGGACTTTTGGCAGCCATTGGAACCCCACCTGCATTATTCCAAGTATCAAGGTCCTTATAACCCAGACCCTTAGCTACTGTATCATCCAAGGTTGCTCTAAGCCTTCCTAAAGCCTGACGCCTAGTCTGATCATCTAACTGCTGAATCTTAGGATGGTCAACAATTCGGCTTTCAAAAAACCTATCAACCACCTTATGCTGAACCTCAGGAGCGAGCCCTTTAAATCGATCTGATTGCAATAACTCATCAGCAAAAGCCATTGGTTACTCCTTATTTTTTGACACTCTTCAGTGTGGCATCAATCAGTGAATCAATATCAGTCTTGGGTTCTTCACTAGGTTTTGGTTTAGGTTTTGGCGCTGGTGCTGCTTGTTGATTAATGATAGCATCTGTAAGGTTCCCAATAGCCGTATTAAACTGAGTAATATAAGCAGGATCGCCGCCCATAAGTTTAGGCATAATAGTAAATGCCCCAAAACCACTAAGCATACTTTTAGCCAACCCTGCCGCAATTTTATCCCTGCTATCAGTTTCCTTAATCGACCTCAGGTACTGAACCATAGGAGTCTTAGTAATATCATCAAGACCCAGGTTCTTAAGCTGCTGCTGAGCCAGATAGAATTGCTGAACACTTGCAGGAACCGTCTTACCACGCTGAAGCTCAGCTGCTACACCTGGAGCAACTCTGATAAGCGCAGCCATACGCTTCATAGGATTAGTCTCTTTCTCAAGAACATCATAGGCATCCTGGTTAGTTTTAAAATCCTTAACCTTCAGCCCTGTTAAAATCGTCTGATTCTTCAAGCCTGCTGCGTTAAGAGCATTTTGAATACCTGCCTGACGTTCCTCAAACTGACGTTGCGCAGTGGACCCTTCAAGCCTTTTAACGGCCACATCTTGATTCATCAAACCCATAATCTGATTTGGCTCTAGCCCTGATAGGTCTGCCCCATCAGAGCCTGATAAAAAGGGCTGAAGGCCTGACCGCCGGCAGGCTGCTTTTGCTCAGGGTTTCCAGCCTCTAGAGTGCCAAGCCCACTTTTGGGCAAATCACCTGTTATATTATACCCGTCAGAGTTAACCTTAACCTCGGAAGGTCCAGGAACTCCTTTTGGAGTAATTGGATGTCCGGCAAGTAACTGTAACATCTGCTGACGCTGGTCATTAAGCTGGGCACTCTGGCCACGTTGAGCAGCTAAGTCTCCAACCTTGCCCATAATACTATTAGGACCACTAATGGTGCTTCCTACATTCCCGGCTAGGATAGCAAAAGCATTAGGATCCATTCCCCGAATTGTTCCAGGTTTTCCAGCACCTTGTACAAAGTCATTAATGCCAGTTTTAGCTTTGTCCAGTAATTGTGAAAAATCAAACATGTTAACTCCTTATTAGGTTAAAAGACCTGCACCAATACCAAGAAAAGCACCAGCAGCCGCCCCAGGGGGTCCACCAACTTGAGCACCAATAGCAGCGCCGCTCAAAGCTCCACCAAGAGCACTTTGAAGAGCACTGGGTTGCTTAGCTCCAGCGGTGCCTACAGAACCACCACCAACTCCGGCAAACATATTAGCCACATGCTGGAAGAGTTCAATATCCCACCGAGCATCTGCTTCATCGTAGGCGATGTTCTGATCACTCTCTTCTTTGTTCGCTACAATGCTAATTCGATTAGCTTCAATGATCACTGCTGCGGCTGCTTTTTCTAACTCAGCCCGAGTTAGTTGGAACTTCTGAATACCCTCAACCCCCAGCATAATCATCTCATTACGCTGGTATTGAAGTTTTGTTCGTAACTCAGTTCCATACTTGCTGACATCCCTCACCTTCTTAGCCATGATGTCAGCCTTACCCATGACAAATGCAGAAGTGTTAACTGCATTGATGTCTCTCATTCCAGACTCAAAGGCCGGAATGATGTTATCATTCAGCTCATCATCAAGTAGGTCACTATAGGCAGCAATATCTGCATTGATGTAGGTATAGTCAATCAGGGCATCAATTGCAGTTGAAGCAGTGGTAACTGCTGTCTGCCAATCAGTAATGTGATTAAGAGCACTGACAAATGTATCAAAAGCAGTAGCAGCATTAAGTATATTACCCACCTCTGTAGAGGGATCAAACGCACTTGCTGCAGTGAAAGGAGAACTACTTATGGCTGAGTTAAGAGCTTGAATAATTGACACAGTAGGACTATCAGTACCACCATGATCCAAAACCCTTCCATGAGCAGTCTCAATGTAGGCAGGATAACTAACGGCACCACTTGAACCACCACCACCGCCACCACCCTTCGCCAAAGCCACTGGACCAGCATAGTTAAAACTATCCTCTTCCAGAACTTCTCCGGTGGCAATACTTAGAACAACCCTATTATAAATCTTCATTTAGCTACTCCTAAAGGCATTGAAACTAGAGTATACCTAGCCTCTCCTCCAAGTCGTTCAGCAAGCTTAATCATGTTGACATTATCAGTATAGCCAACAATCCTTGAGCAACCCTTACTAATTGCATACTTCCTTAAAGTTTCAAAACTGCTGATCCAAACACTTTCCTCAGTTCCGCTGGCATAGATTGAATATACCAAGAGAGACTTTGTCAGACTTGAATCATCATAGAGAATTTTGGTAGTAACCACGGCAACGTATTTATTATCCTTGGTAGCTACCCAACATTGCATAGTCTTATTGAGAAGACTCATAAGGATATTATTCATCTTCTCCTCGGACTCTCCAACAACTGGGGCCAAGGAGTATTCAATAGTTTCCTTAATAACAGGCCAACCACCACTTACTTGCTCTGGAGTAAGTTTAATTAACACTTGCAAACCCCCTTATATTCCTGTAATCTGTTAGTTTAATCCGAACCTTGATATTGTCAATAGTGAAAAAAGCATCTCGGTACTCATCAGCCTTAAGCTGAAGTCGAAATTCATTAGCCTGGAGTCGAACCCTTCCAATCCCCAGATTATTAACCACACTCCAAGCTGCCTGTCGAAAGTCTGTCTGACGGGCCTGGTTAGTAGTTTTAAACTTACTGGAGACCTTAAGCGTCCGGTTATCACCACTGCTATCAACACTGTAATAATCAGCACTAGGCTCAATACCCTCAAGGGTCTTAAGCCCACGCTGATTAAAGTCTAATGTGTCAGAAGTTATCCTAATTTCATAATCTCCTGAATCAGCAAAGAAACCACAAAAAACTCTTCCGTGATAAATACCTACGCTGGTCACAAGTTGGTTACAAGTGTAAAGCCCACCATCTTTAAACACATAGCCGATAGTGCCATCACTGATAAAGAAACGCCTTTTCAGTGGCTCATAACTGACTTTGGTAATGCTTAGGTCAAGGTCCTCAAGCCACTCCTTGTAACCAAGGTTAGTTTCCTTAAGCTCAGAGTCAAGAAGAATGAACTCATGCTCAGTACTGATAAACCCATGAATAGTCTCATCACCGGCCCAGTGATTAGGATTTGCAATCCCAGGACCTGAAAGTTTCTGGACTCCATAAGTTGAAACAGGACTACTATGAGGCACCAATGCCATCCTACCACCATCACCATAAACCATGACTACAGAACCAAGCTTATGAACCTTAAAGACCCACCCATGAGACTCCTCACCCCAAGGAACCTGAGCTGAACCTGCAGTCTTATCCTCAACATAGCGGAAGTTAAAACTACCAATCCCACTCCACAACACAGTGCCAGAGTTCGCATACTCCCAACTTGCATCAGTGTTACCAACAACTCCACCAATGATTGCTTGACCATTGAAGTTACAACCAGTTACGAAGTTTGGGCAGTTGCTGGTAGGCAACGTAGTGTGAGTTTCTCCCAACGTGTCAGTTCTGGGATTTCGAGTGTAGTTGTCAACAGTCTTGTCAGGCCTAAGAACATTAACACTGTAGAATAAGTTAAAGTCCATAATGTCAATGCTAGTAATATCACTAGCCGAACCAAGGTCTAACCATGCCTGAGCATTCCAAGTATCACTTGAATTATAAAGTTCAAATAACACAACTGTGTCGACACCACTAGCCGCCTGCCCAGTAGCCAGACCATAGTCAGCTAAGGCAAATACTAACACATACTGAGTGGTGAAGACTACCTGTGGCCAAGGCCACGTAACAGTAAAGGTGCCATCAAGTGCTTGAATCGTCATTAGCTTTACCTATCTGCTCCCGAAGTTTTTCATTCTTCCTGCGCTCATTCGACAGTTCTTGAATCAAGTTGAGAATTGTAACATCTCGTTCAGCTATTATATGTGTAAGAGTTTGTTCCCGTTGAATGTTCTTGATATTAAGTTCAGGCATAATTTTTTCCTTTGGTTAAATTTTTTCCATAGCAATTAATCATAAAGTGCGCCATCAATTATTGGAAGTACTAACGTACCCGTGTGCCGGAGATCACTTGAAGTATAACCAGACAAAACTCTTACCATTTTAGACAGATAGATTCTCCTGTCTGATGTATTAAAATAAGCACCGAGCACATACATATCAGCATAAGAAGCATTATGGATTGATGGATAAACAATCTGTACCCAAGGAGGACGCAGAAGTATGCAGGGTTTTGTTATACGAGAATCAATAACATCAGAATACCCACCATCAGCAATGTTAATACTGACGAATTGCCTTACATATAAAAACTTCTGACCATTATCAAAAATCAAATTACTACTAGCATCAAACAACCGTAGCCCATAATTCTCTGAACCTGCAGTAGCAAAAACTTCGCCCCTGAACCAGTAAACTTCAGGCATGACATTTGTAAGCGCGTAAAAAATATGCATAAAATGAAGTTTATTATTACCGTCAAGATATTCAGCATCAGTCTCATCTATATAAAAACGATTCGAAGAACTGGTTGGCAGCGCATAGAAACCAACATCAGGCTTTGACATATCAATCTCAGAATATGTGCCGGTATCCTCTCGCGTTACCACTGGACAATAGAGATCAGTAGTCCAGTATGTCCAGTAGCCTTGGTAGTCCGTTGAGTACTGTGTTTTAAGCCCACCTTTCCCGAGAAAAACTGCTAACTGTTGTTCAGCAGAAAGTATAACGCTTCCATCAGCACTACTATTGAACAGTACTCCGTAACTCACAAATGACTCCTACTTAATGAAAATCATAATCCAGCCAGTTAAACTAACTGTGTTATTATCATCCCTGGTCCAATAAACTGTATAACCATTAACCGTCACAGTGTATGCATACTTGTTTACCATCGAGGTCCGCCGGACAAACCATACTCGAAATTCTCTACCATCATACTCAGGATAAGCTTGCGAACCATCAGCTACATTAGCCAGATAAATAGTATCAACCCACCAGTAGCCCATATCATCTGAGCTGACCTCCAGATTGCCGTTGGCATCATATATCTTAAAACCATAACTCATGACAGTAACCCTAACTGAACCCTTAGGGTGCCAGTAGAATCATAGACCTTAAGGGAGTTGTTCGAGAGCTCCATGCGCTCACCAGTGGATGCAGACCTGACATACAAACTACTGTCCGGATGAATCTTTGATGCATCCACATAGGACGTGTCGCCCGAGTATTCCCACCCAGAGTTGTCTGTGGCATTATCAGCAGGCAGTGTAGTCCAAGATGCGCCATTCTTAATATTATCCGCAGTTAGCTTTTCATTACTCGCAGCCACCAGGCGGTTAACCGCGAGTTGAAGTTTGTCGTAATAATCCTCGACATACAAGATTAACTGATCAGATGGGCTAATGGCGGTGTCGGTTGGTGTCACAGCCCATATATCATGGGTTGTGTTTAGGTAGTTGTATAGCGTGTTCCGACTGCTCACCACGTCGGTAAATACCGTTTCCGCCTGAATGCCCCAGGCCGTAGCCTGAGCAATCACATTGGTATAGTTTGCGTCCATGCCCGGCCACTGCACACGCCAGGTCGCCTTTTCCTGTACCGAAAACATGCCATCAGCGCTCATATTTGTTGCTGCAGTCATGGCGCTGGATGCATTACTCTCAATTAAGGATAAGGCCGAGCCGGTGCCGTCGAGCTGGACAGAAGAGGGGATAGAGGTTGAATTATCCGTTGCGTTGTCAGCAGGCTTACCAGTACCAGATACTTGTGTGGCCCAGTCTGCTGAATTGATTGTGGCTAGGGAACCTTGACCAGTAATTCCGGCGGCGGTATTGATGGCGGTCACATCAGCACCATCTGCAACATTAAGTTGTGTTCTGATATTACTGGGACTATTGAACACAACAGTCATGTCATTAAACTCAGCAGTTCCAGCCACTGCATCAAGTTTATAACCGCTAGTACTTGCAACATAATTCTCGCTTTGAAGATTCATAGTGAAAATCTCTTCAGAATTTATACTCTCAGCAAGAATACTTCCTGCAACCACCAAATTCCCATTAACTCCAACAATAGGACTGCCATCAAGTCGACCGATTATTAGTGGGCTAACAGGTGTTTGATTATCAACATCAAAGACAGACCAGTTAGAGTTTATGTCTGGAGCATCCTGGCCAGCACTTATATAAACATCTGCCGAGTAAATAACTGAAGAATATATAACAAGTTCCCCGGCCTCATAAGTATCAAGATCACTCCAAGCAGTATACTCACCACTCGTGCTAGTAGGAAAAGTTATTCTAAACTTGTCTACATAAAAAACAGCCTCGGTGTAGTCCTCCTGCCCAACAATTCCGAAACCACTAATATACCCATTAACATCGAACTTTACAAAGTACTCAGCTGAGAGGTAACCAAGGGTTTCATCATGAGTAGTGAGCAGTGTCTGAGCATTTACAATATCAGTTTCATTAGTCTCTATCTGATCAATACGAGAATTGAATAAGGTGGTGAAATAATTCTCGTCCAAATTACCTTCAAGAGCCGTGAGAATTGAATCAATGATTATTGGAGTAATACCATAGTTTCGAATAACTCCAGTAACAGTATTACTACATGAATCAGTTATTTCAAGAGTAACATCACCACCCTCAGCATCAAGTGCCGCATTTAAAGTGTTCCATGGATCTGTTGTCTGAGCATTGTCGAAGGAATAACCAGGCTTGGAGTCCTTAATTACCCAGTCATATGGTGGGCATCCACCTTGAACATAGACTATAACACTTCCATCAGGAACAATAACATCAGTGTTAAAGCCAAAATAGAAATTATATCCTGCAGAGTCACAACAGGCAACACTGGGATCAAGTTCGAAGAAAACTGGGATACCATTCTCGGGGCGTTGAATAGGAAGTTCGATAGTATCTGTAGCAGTAATTGGAGGAGCCTGCTCAACAGTTTTCATATAAACCTGGAAGTTCTGATAAGGAACTGGTGGGAAACTTGATCCAGGTTGCTTTATACGAAAAGTATACTTATCGTTAGCCATTTACACTACCACAAAGTAATCATTAAGAAGATCATCAGCATCAGAATCTAGGTATCCAGCTAAGGTAATTCTTATAGAATGTCCCCCAAGCTCAATTCCAGTAATGTTAACCTCACCATTTGAGTCTGCAACTCCTTCATCAACTCCATCAACATACACATGAGCATCAGGAAGTTCTGCCTCAGTGACATAGTCCTTAACCACAATAGTAATATCTCGAGTGGTGGAAGGTTGATCTTCCAATCCCTCGCCACCCCAAGTAATACCATCAGCATTTAGGTCAGTCAGTGGCTCATGCAACTCTGGACCACCCTTTCCGGGGCCTACATTATGACATTCTACAAGGGCTTTATTGTTTCGAGGATTATTACTAAAGTTCCTCAAGCCCTTGTTCAGACCCTCAAGGCTAAAGTCATACTCAAATTCACGCATTGGAATCACTATCAAAAGATTTTTCAAGTTCTGAGATCAAGAACTGCTTAGTCTCCTGCTCTGACGGCTCAATAATTAAGGCAATCCCAACCCAGACATCTTTCACAGCCTTAGGATCATCCACCTTAATAACAAGCCTACTCATGGCAGGAATGTTGAAGTCAAAACTAAGGACTTGAGATTGCTTCTTGGTTACTAACTTCATACCATTTCTGGCATCAGGACTAATGACATTACAGTAAAAAGTTACTAACTGATTAGTGCTATAAGAATCTACATAAAGTCCTCCACCAGCAAGCTTGCCGCCAATAGGAATAAACGCCCTGAAAACAGTCCCATCTTCATCAGGTTCATGAGCGAACCCTTGAATAATTGTAGGAGGAATTACACCTATAATGGTTTTAGATAACCTCCGACTAAATCTTTGAAGAGTTTGCTCAACCTTGCCAAACTTTTCCTCAGTTGTTTTCCCAACGACAAAGACATTCTTCCTAGCCATATTATCCCTCAAGTGCATCAACTTCTGCATTTTGTTCAAGAACACTATCCATATCAATCCCAAGAAAGTCAGCATTAATAGCCGCTTCCCAATCCTTAACTCCCTGAGTATTTCGATTATAAACTTCAATCTCCATCAAAGCAGCTTTAAGCAAAAGCCCCGGATAACGAGCTGACCAAAAGTTCACTGAAGAATTAGCAGTCAGTTTTGGAGAATAAAAGTTTCCGACAATCTCAAGTTGAACTGCCTCATCCGGTGGAGGAGTGATCAACACTGCGTTATAGTCAACTGAGTCACTAACAACTACATCAGCAAAAGCAGAAGCCAGTTTTTCACTGACAGTCTGATCATCATAGTTAGGTTCAAATCTTAAGTGCACAAGGGCATAATAAGCTGGAGTGCCCTTATCCAGATCAGAAATTTTCTCACCATAATAAGCTTTAAGCTCACTATAATCAGCCTTGACAAGCCGAGTAACTCCTGTATCAGTATGAATCCACACCTCCAATACTGATCGACAGTTTTCAAAAATTGTATAATAGGAACCTATAGCCAAAGTTTTAAAAACTGATGTTCGAGAATTACCCAGAAGGTCAGAAGATTTCTGATCTAGATAACGACTTCCCTCATTAATGTAGAAGTTACCACCATTATCAAGACCATCTTCATCCTCTAAATCAGGAATTCCGCTAAGCTTTATTAATTGTGTTCTAACTTCTTTCAGGTTCATACTACTTCCTATGGTTAAAATTTTTCCAAAGGGCTTAAAGGAGGCCTTAATAGGCCTCCTCTGTCAGCCATTAACTAATTAACTCTGAGGCGGAGCAGTTCCAAAGCCGTTCAAGTAACCCCATCCAATAGGATGATGATACTCAAGGCCGGCCTCAGTCAGGAACTCCTCGTTATAACCATCAGTACGACCAGCACCTGTATTCTGTTTCTCGGCCTCCCCAAAGAACGTGGTATCGTCAATGTAACGATAGTTCAAGTTCTGTGGCTCAAACACGACCATGGAGTTACGGTTAGTAACCTCGTAACTCATCAGCGGATGAGTCATCATGTTGATGATGCCGAAAGGAGTTTCCCACTGAACCACCGCATAACCGTAGATTTTCTCCCGGTTAAAGGTGTAGTTCGCACCGTTCCGAACAAGCTGCTGAATGGCCAGCAAAGTTCCAGAACCTACAAAGGCCAGCTTCTCAGAGTTCCCATACCGGAACATGATTTCAAGCTGTTCGTTAAGCCAGTTCTCACCACTGGTCAACCAAGTGCCACCGGAATCCACATCAGCATCAACTGAATGATCACTTACAGTACCGGAAGTTTTGACAGCACTAAGCAAGCCTCCAGTAGTTCGCTCAGGCATACCGTTGGAGCCGACACCCTCAGTCCTAATACCCCAGAGGAAAGCCTTCTCCATTTCCATAGAGTGGATTTCCAATGCCTCACGTTTGGCATTCTTTCTGGCATCCTTGGTTCGCAACCTGGTTTTGGCAGCAGTACGGGTGATGCTCAGAGGAGTCCGGAAAATCTGAGTGTAGTTGTTCCACTTGGTCGGATCGTAACTGATAGCTGACGGCATGGTCGCGCCCTCAGCGTTGATGTTACCAATTACCAAACAGGTATCACAATCACTCAGATCACCCAGAGATGAGTTATCATCATCTTCAAGTAAGGTGACGGTCAGGTAGCTACTGGCACCGTTCTTGGTGGACGCGGTAACCTTAGCATTCACATCAACAGTGTAGTCACTGGCATCACGCAGCAGGATTTGATGCCCTACCCGGAACTGTTTGGCATCATCCTCAGACATCTTAATATAAAGGGTGTCACCAGCAGAAGCGCCACTCACATAAGCAGTTGACAGGACGTCAGTGTAAACACCAGTAACCGTTGCGCGCTGATCAGCCAGAGCCTGAGTCCACCAGTTGAAATCCGGATCATCGGTTGACTCAGAACGCATCTTGCTGAGCAGAGCAGTCAGTGGTGCCCGACCGTTAGGGTAGAGAAACAGAATGGTCTCGCGATAATTCTTGGGACGTTCATCAGTGGACCAAGACCCAGTTCCACGCATCCCGACAAATGCAATACTCATAATAAAGTCCTTTCAGTTTTAAGAATTAATGACCTTAAAGAATAAGATCATTAATATCAGATTGAAGTTTACTTAACTGAGGCTTTGGTTTACCCTTAGTCCCCGTCTTAGTTTTCGCAAACGATGGGGTTTTAGTACTGGCAGAAGCAGAATTCTCCGCACTAGCCATAGCAGCCTCACGCATCCCCAGAAGCTTTCTCGTCCGAACCCCAGCCTCATGAAAAACCTTGCCTAATTCCCATCCAGGATTCTCGGCATAGACCTCGTTTGCTACAAGTGCTACTGTTTGCTTGACAGTGGTCAAGTCTTGATTCTCCTCATAAAAAACATCTACTAATTGTTTGGTAGTCATTGTCTGCCGAACATTTTTCGATACTATTTGAGGGATTTGCTCAAGAACCCTTTCAACTGCTCGTTCCTGAGCCCTAACAACTACAGCATTGAGGACAGTTTCAAAGTTGTCCTTATCCCCAATAACATCATTAATATCATCAACACCAAGTTCTTCAAGAATCCCCTTAACCTCCTTAGAAGATTCCTTACCAGCTGGAGCCGCCGCAGCTTCCGCAGAAGAAGAACTTTCACTACCAGCAGAAGTTCCTGAGAGTTTTTCAATTCTTTCAAGAAGTAGTTTATTTTGCTCTCTCAGAGAAGTTAAAGACTCCTCAGCTTCTCCAGAGTTTTCTGCCGCTCCCTCTTGATTTTCCGAAGCTTTAGGACCACCTGTTTCCTCTTCTTCTGCTGATTCTTGATCCTCCGCTCCTTCTTGGTCATTTTCAGCCTCCTCAGAACCTTCGTCAGCAGAATGGTTAGAAGCATTTTCAGTCTCAGGATTGTCAGAATTCTGGTCCTCCTGATTCTCCTCTGCCTCATCACTTTCAGGCCAACCATCACCAAGTAGTTCTTCAAAACTCTCATTTCCTACCATCATCATCACCCTCTTCGTATTGCTCCAAATTCTCACTCATGATCAAAGGAGCTCTTCTCACCTTTCTCAAGGCGCTAATACTTCCGCGAAGTGCAGAAGTCTCCACAATATTTAAGTCAGGGTCTTCATTGGCCATGTGTATATCATCAATCCAGAGGTCAAGTTCATCTTTAATTGCTTTCCAGATTTCAGAATTTTCATAAAAATCCTTAAGCTGCTGCGCTGATACCATTCTCGGAACCCTCCCTAGGTACTGGCTGTACTTGATTATTAGCCATCATGGTTCTAACCTGCTCATCAGGAACAACCCTCACCTCAAACTCATCAACATTCTTGGCATTTAGGTTTCTGGCAATATGCTTGAAGATTCGTGCAATGTCAAACTTTTGACGAAGCTCCTCATCACCTGCAATAATTCTGAACAACTCAAGCCAGTGACTAGAAAAGTTGCTCCCAGGAATTGACCCATCTCTTACAAGCACATCATAATCAACAAGCAGGTCAAAGGGAGTAACCTTATGACGATCCTCAGACTCAGCACCGAATTCTTTTAAAATTCTATCTTGAGTCTCCCCAACAGTTTTTACATAAACTTCCTGGCTCATCAACTGCTGAGTATGGCTAGCGAACAAGTATCCTATATCCTGCATGGCTTGAAAACTTATAAGCATAGCAATTCTTTGAAGTCGATTGGAAGCTCCTTGCATAGCTCCCTGAGCTTCCGCACTTGGGAGACGTTCTGGACCACCCTGACGAACACTCCCCATAATAGAATCATCAGAAGCACCAATCTTCTGCATCCAATTAACAATGAAGGAAGTATCAGAAATATTCGCACGTGTGATGTCAGTTACTGGCAACTGTGCCATGACATCCTTAACACCCTTGCCCCAAATAGGCCGACGAGTTCTGATAAGTTTCCCTTCACTAGGATTCTTAACATCATTAATGTTGACCGAGTAGGGATCAATTAAAAACATATCGTTGATAGACTTCCTCACATTCGCAATGTGAGAGTTGAAAAGCCAGTCAAGAACACCCTGGAGGCCGCTGAGAATTTCCAACCGACTAATGGGAATACTTGAATAACCATCAGTATCAGGAGCCGCAACAACAACTGGAAACATACCATGATCAAGACTTGTTGGAGAAGCCTTGATTATAACAGCGTCACCAGCAAGTGCGAATACCCACTTCTCAGGTTCCTCACCAACACCCAGCCCCCATTCCTTAGGAATAAGATCAACATACATGTGAATAACATCAACAGGGTTAGTAGTATTTGAGCCATCACTGAGGGGGCTGACCCTACTTTTCTTATTCCTACCGCTATCATCTGAATTATAAATGGAGGTTCGGCGGCCTTTGACAGCTTTCAAATACTCAACATTGAAGGTATCTGAATCAGTAGCTTCATCAGCCCTGAGTCGTTGTAAGTTTGTCTCCTCAACCCAACCAACATACTCCCCATTCTGAACCTCATGAATAGGAACATTAGTATCGGGAAGGTATTTATAAGGATCAATGTTGTCAAGAGCATTACCTTCAAACAAGATAGCTTTTTCCGTAGCCTTTTCAAACTTCCCAGTATCCCTTAAAGCTGACAACAGTTTGCTAAACCTTGTCTGAGCCCTTCGAATAGTTTTCTTACCCGTTTTGACTCGCCATACAGGGGCACAAATTCCCACCCCGTAAATGAAGGAATCACGAAAAAAGGTGTGAAGATTAACAGGGACTTTGGACTTAATCACATGAGTATTAACTACCTTCTCAAGCATTATAGCCCCGATGGTATCATCAGGACCATTCCCCTCATAGCGAAAGATAGGTTCTTGAAAAAAGGCGGCAACCATGTAAGCTAGGATAGTCTCCATAATAGCATAGGAGTAAGGAAACACTATTGAAACTGGTTTTCGAGGGTCCGCATCCTTAACATTCTTCTCTTCATCATCAAGCTCGATGAAAGTAGTCATGATCTCATCCATCTTCCGCCAAGTATGAAAACGCTGACTCATCATAGTAGCACTTTCAGAAGCCCTTTGAAGGATTTCCTTAACCAATTTCTTATGAAGTTTTGACCCAGGTTTTAGGCGCAAGTTGTTAGGATACTCATACTTCAAGTCCTCATTAAAAATAGGCGCCTGGCCCGAAGTATTTCCCTGTAAGATATTAGGCATTTGATTTCCTTTGGTTAAAATATTTCCATAGGATTAATTATGTAGAAATCCAATCCGACTCAGTTCCAAGGGTTCCTTGAAAAGTCAAGTCACGAGTTTTATACTCAATCGTTCCAGCATTATCTTGAATTGCTGTTATGACAGTTTGCGTCACAGTCTTGAATAAGTTATTATACTTGCCTGCCACAGCAACCCAAAAGCCACTATCAGCTCCTGTTACTATGTACGGAGTATTAGCGGAATCAATATTAGCATCCCAACAATAAAGTGTGAATGGGTCTGCAGCATTAGCAATTGATTCATAAGCTACGAGCAAAACTCCTATTTGAAGCCCTGAAATACTGGCCAACTCAGCAGAGGGATCATCAAGATCAGTAACTGCTATTGCAGGTAAGGTTACTATATCAATCTCCTGCTTTCGAGCAACTTCTTCAGACTGAACTGGGGCTTGTTGTATGACTATTTGGCCATTAGAGAGCACCGCACTCTGAGTCTGCCCACCAAAATCTCCATCAGGATCATTCGGAAGGTCAGTATCATCATAATAAAAAGGTCCAAGTGAGCCTAAGAACATTTTCCTAACAGCCATTATACAAGACTCCTTAGTGAAAGTGCTCGATCATTTTGAAGCTCATCATAACAATCTTCATCATCATCCATATTAGGCGGATCAAAGAAATCAGACTCAAGTTCCATTAGCTCAATTATATAAGCTAAAGCATCCATAACATCCCAAAGTTTGCTCCGAGGGAAGCTAAGGAGCTGAGTTTCAAGCTTGGTACAAACTGCAGGATTGTGGTAAATGTAACCCTGGCGGTAGTAAGGTGCTAGTTGAGCAATTCGATCTTCTTTCTTCCCCTTAGCATTAAGCTCGACATATCTTATAAAAAGCCCTCGCTTTCTTATTTCATTCTTAATGGGCTGGCTAATGAACTCATGTAGTGAGGTAACCTCAACTCCAAGCACATTTGCATTAAGCCTAGCAACCATGTCAAAGGATTCATTATAAAGTTCATCAGGATAAAGCTTACCTGAAACAATATCTCGAACATATATGGCCGGCTTAGCACGGTTAATCCCTACCCCAACAACTGCTGAGTCAGCACTATGAAGTTTTACAGTCTTCGCGGGATCAACAATTACTACGTTCTTAAGTGAAGGAAGCTTATTACCACCCTCCTTTAAGTCCTTAGCTTGTCGATCAAGACTTCGAAGTTCTGATCTCGGTCTCTTCATAAGGTTTAAAATACTCCGGTCTGAAAACTGCATCTTCAAAACTTATGGGCTTTCCCATGTATTCACGGAAGAAAAGGTCAAGCTGACCGCGAGCCTCATGAGCAAGTTTAAGCTTCATAATGTCATCATCTGACATAAAGTCTGGCCAGTTTGACTTATAGTCATCAGAACAAAGACTAAGCTCAACTGAGTACCATTCAGGGTCTTCCAATAAGTTTACTAAAAGAGCATCCTCATGAAGAACTGTTCCGATAACAACGATCTTCCAATCATTACTAGCGCGATTAACAGAGTTACATAAATCACTAAAAAACCAATCCTTAAGTTTAGCTCGCTGTTCTTCAGAAGCCACACCTTCAGAAGTCTCCAGGTCGTCAACAACGATAAGGTCAGGCCTGTGACGGTCATAAAGAAGTCCTCGAATCTGCTGACCAGCCCCACGAGGCATGACCATAGTTCCTGTTGAAGTAACCCACATGTCCTTAGCAAACTTATCAGTTTTCAGTGAGCCGAAAAGTTCCTTGACACGATAGTTAGTACTTAACTCATTCTTCAGGTTCTCACCCTGAAGGATTGCACTAGTGGCGGTAGCACTTACAGGCACTATAAATTTTTTCTCTCGGAAGAGAATCTTCTTAGCAGGATAACCAATAGTGCAGTTACTTGTCTTACCCCAACCACGAGGAGCAGTTATAACTGCCTGTTGGATACTGTCATCATCCAAAACCTTGAAAATCTCCCGATGAAGGGCGCAGTAAGGAAGACTAAAACGCTCAGGGAATAAGGTTTTATTACTCACCTCGGTAGAGAGATAACATTGAGCAAGGACATCCTTAACTTCATCAGACCTGGCTAAGCTAACTTCTTCGTCCTTTGGAAATAAATTTTCCATAGGAATTAACTCCTCATGGTAATGAGAATGTCTTCCTCAAAAACATTATCTACATCAGTCCCACAACGGATAGAGAGGATGTACTCCTTATCATCCAAACTCCCACCCTTTATCTGCACCTTCAACTTGGTAGTATCCATAGTGGCCAGAGTGCCAGAACTAATCATAGTTGTTGACATATCCTGATCATCAGACTTTCTAATCATCAACGCCGAACAATTACCTATAACGATGGCCTCACCACTGGCAATGTGCTCAGCGAAGTCAACATCAATGAAGAAAACCTCAGCTTCCTGCTTTTCAACTTCATAAGTTCCTTGAAACTTAGCCATATCAGTTCCTTATGTCGGATCAGAGATCTCATCATCCCAACTGTCAAAAGTCATAGTATTGCCTTGAGTAAGTGCTTGAGAAGTACAAGTAGTTACCAGAAGCAACTCTGTGTTGCTCTCATACAGTAAGGCAATATAAACACCCGTGCCAGTCGTGTCAACTGTGACACCAGCTTTTTGGGCCACCGTTATTTTACGACCACTTACGTCCCCATCAGCAATAGTAAAGTCAGTACTGGTCATGGCGACATCTGCCAAGGCATAAGTTGTCAGCGCCTCAGTGTAAGTGGTTGGCTGTTGAGAGCAGATTGTCATTTTTGAACAGTTGTTCTTTATGTAGTCAAGTGCTGCATCTAGAACATTGTCACTTACTAACTTAGCCATTAAAAACCTCCGAGTTATTGAAGCTTAGAAGTAAAAGACCTTTTCTCAAATAGAGAACTAAAACTCCTAAGTGGCGCTTCTGAAGCAAGAGAAGTAGTTTGTTCAGATGCATTAAAAGATCTTTTTTGATACTTAGAAGAAAAACTTATTAAACTATCTACAACAGCAACTATAAAAACATACACATTGTCGAGAATATGGTCAAAATCTATATCATCCACCACAACAACATGGTTTTGAGAAATCGTCACATTGTCTGCCAACAAACTGTGAAGAGCATCAATTACTGCAACAACATGGTTTTGACTAATGGTTACATTATCAACAGTCAGACTATGAAGAGCATCCTGAATAAGTAGTACATGGTTCTGACTGATTAAAACGTTATCAAAACCTACAGAATGATTAGCATCCTGGATAACTATTTCATGATTCTGACTAATGGTTACATTGTCAAAGCTTACAGAATGCACAGCATCCTGAATAACAACCTCAATATCTCCGCCGCCGCTTATAAGGGTATCTAAAAAACTACCATAAACACCCCAAGAAGCATCAAGTGAAGATGCCTCTTTTACTAAAACACTTCCGTTTTGTGAGAAGGTGCCGTTAATAGCCATATCAGTTCAACTGGTTATCCACGTAATAAACGCCGCCGGAGATATAAACGCCGCAGAAGACCTTGTAGTGAACCTTGCCGACTTGAGCCGGAGTAAAATTAACTGCAAAGGCCGTGTAAGTGTCATCGACACTTATTACAGCAGTACTCTTAACCGTTGTCCTGGATGAGCCTGTTGCAGCATCAAGGTACTCGGCCTGAAGCCAAAGTTGGGTAGCGGTCGGGAAGGTTGAGGACAGGCCTTTCGATTTGATATAGACCGTCCGAGTTTGGGCAGCTGCCGCTACAGCCTCCTCAACCCAATCAAGTAGTTTATACTCAAGCCCCGGCCACAAACTACCAGCAGGAGAAGCCTTTACACAAGAGGAGGCACCTCCGGCTCTGACCTCGACAGTATCTTTTTCAACAGCCCCTCGCTCAGAGTGCTTATAAAAATACGCATCCTCAACCTGATTGTGATTATAGCTGGATATCGACATATTGTCATAAGCCGATTCAAATCCAATCTTTGATGAATCCCACTTACAATTAAACAGTTCTGCCGTAACGGAACTGTTAGACATATAAAAATCAAAATTAAGGGCAGAAACCTGTCCGATCTCTACATCCCTTAAAAATATTTTGACGCCTAGGTCGGCCCACACACCGTAAACGGCACTAGAGCCCTCGATACTGCCCCCCTCCATAATACATCGGCCTCCGTTATAGAGACTTATTCCTTTGTTGGACAATCCTGTGAAATTGCAGTTTTTAAAATATGTATGTCCGTCATAAGTATAAGTTCCTATGTAGCAGTCTGTAAAATCACAATCTTCAAAAAGCAAAGAGCCACTACCGGTGTTAACAATGGCTCCTGATGAGTCTTGACTGTTCTTGTTTGTGAAGTTTTTAAATATTAGATAATCCCGTCCATTACAATAAATGCCGTGACTAGTTGAGTCAAAATCCAACACATAGGGCGTTGAATTTGACAACCCTTTCCAGTCATCCGAAATATATGTAATCGGAGCAACGGCGGTGCCGCTCTCGTCAAACACCCAATCTACATTATGTAAGACCAGGGTCTGGCCGTTCTGGAAATGAACTATATCTCCAGCCGTCCTAATATTATCAGTGGATGCCTGTCGAGGATGTGCCCAAGGAGTTCCGCTACTCCCATCCCCGGCATTTTTTAGACTTCCATCGGTCGTGTCAGTAATTGTTGCCTGGCCAAAAAGAGCAAACAAAACGATATTATTATCATCAGTAATACCATTGACCTTATACCACTGCGATCCGTTGCTCACCCGAACGTAGTTTCCCACAGCCAACTCAGTCGTGGCCGCGCCATCGGAATTAGCGGAAACCCCGGCAGACCCATTCGTGAAGGTCCACGTGCCAGTGATTGTTGAACCGGCGGTGAAGTCTATGTAATAGTCAGCCATTAGCTTATCCTTGCCTCAACTGCGGCGAGCTTACTGACCAGCCTGTCCCGCATTTCCGTAAGCGTCTGCTTGCTGTTTTCATCCTCTTCCTGGGCGATAGCCGTCTCAAGAATAGGGATGTTGTCATTATACTGCTGCTGCAGCTCCAGCAGTTGCTCCTGGGTTAACCGCCCAACTCCGTACATACTCACCTCCTTGTCGCAGTCGGCCTGGTAGTATACCAGTAGCCAACGGAAATACCTGTCAGGTTTAGAATGGTATTAATGACACTCGTGAAAATCCCAATAAGCTCGGCTACTGTAAGTACTTTAAGACCACCTATAATACCCTGAACTTTCCAAAAGATAACGGATGTCAGAATAACAAGTGCGACTGTGAGGACTTGCCGAATCATCTTCCCGCTGAAAGTGGCAAAGCCGAACATCAAGGCAACAAAAGATTGCACTCTTTGTGAAGATTTCTCAAGCGCAGGAGCCATGGCCTTGATTTCAGCATCCTGCCCACGCACCGACTCGCCAAGGTTATTCAGATCAAGTTTCTCAACCTCATATTGTGCCTCAAGCTTAGAGCGAAACATCTCCTTGTCAGCCATCGCGAGGTCGTGTTCATTCTGGATTTTCAGAGTTTCACGCTTTTGCTGGGCCATAACCTGTTCGTGCTTATACTGAATCCAGCACTTTCCAAGACCCATGATGCCACCAATAGCGCCGCCACTGGCAAAATTAGAAACAGCTCCAATAATACTGCTAATATCCATTCTTGACCTCCAAGAGGTACTGCTCAAGTCCGAGATTATGAAGGGCGCGAAGGGCGGGCTTGCTAACCATTACTGCCCTTTGCCTGCGACCATTATAAGTGAGAAAACCCATATACTTACCAAGCAAGATGCAACCCTCACTGTGAGTGTGCCAACCTTGTTTGACATCCCCCGCAACGTTACCTGAATGCGTCAGAATCCATGTGCGGCCATCAACCCCTGTGACATGCCAAACATCACCAAACTTGCGTGAATGGTAAGGCTTAACTACATAAAGCCCTTCAGGAATGCAAGAAAAGTTTGGTTCATTATCATGCCAAGGAAGTTCACAAGTCCTAAGCAAAAGGTCAGGATGGCAGAAAAAGCCGAACGTTCCTTGAGCACTAGAAACTGTTCGGAGAAGTAAGATGCGTGGACTATCCATGATGTAAGTATTCTATAACTAAGTGCCACACAGAAACTATGATGGCAAACCCCCCAGTTAAATAACCAGCCCACCGACCAGCCCTAATGGCCATCTGTTTACTGGCCGCATCCCGACCATCCTGATTATCCTTAAAACTTTCAAGAACCTTAGTCCGTTTTTCTAAATCCTTAACAGAAACTTCAATATCCTGATTACGCTGATTATAAAAGCTGAGTTCCTTGGTAATCACAGCTAGCTTAGTAGTAGCCTTCTCAACTTTTGCTGTAAAGGGTTCAAGCTCTGAACGAATAATCTGTTCGAAGTCAGTTCTGATTTTCATAAGAAAAAATTGATCAGGAGGATCACTACTCATTAACTAATTTCTCCTGACAATCAATGACAATTCCAGAAGCTATTGAAGCATTTCTTGCCCGCTGCTTGATATCATTAATGTCGTCCCCATTCAGGTGAACTACAGCACCCTTAAGCTGTACCTGTTTGGGCGCCGCATAGCCACCACGATCAAGGATATCAATAGCACACTTGGCCCGAATAGCATCATTTTCCGAGTGCTGCATAAGTTCTTCAAGAACCTTAAGAGCCTCAGGAGTCTTAGCAGCTATTTCTTTATGAATATTCACTACATTATCATCTGCAGCTTTATTCATCTCAGCAAGTTGCTGCCTAACAATGTCAGAGTTCCGAACATTAGAAACTGTTTGAGGAGTGCAGCCAAGTTCTTGAGCAATCACTACATTCTTCTGTCCAAGGAAAATCCTACGACGGATTTCATGGTGGAGTTCCCACTGGTCAGTAACTTGCCAGGACTTTTTCTCACCGGGTGCGCAGAAACGCTTATCAGTTTTAACTGGTGAAGCTGAGGCCAGTGTGGTAGTCATGGTTTGGTGTCCTGTTTGTTGAGCAAAAAATAATTCTTTATAGTTAAATTATGACTGGTTTTAAGCGCAATGTCAATGACATTTTATGGAGGCAATTGAGGCAGGCATTAGTTTAGTATGTTAAAAAATGTCAAATGGAGCCATTAGTATTTGAAAATTTAGAAATTATAGATCACTACCACACCGCGCAATATATGAACTTGTTTCCCCCATCGGAAATCATCCCTTCCATGCAAACATTTTCAGAATGTGGTATGATGTATTTGCATTACAAGTTTGGCTTCAAAAGTTCTTTGACAATCGAAACACACGAACTACATGGGGTAACATGTCGTTACCACATGAACAAAGGCCACTAATGGCCGCAAACATGGAGAAAAATCATGAAAACCACCACTACACAAACAATCACTGTTAAAACCAGCAAGGACGCGGAAAGCCACAAAATTACCGTAACTTTTGACTGGACTGACACACCCAGTGACGAACTTCAAAACTGGGCACAGCAGCAACGGGTGATTGCATTGCAAGCACAACTTCGTAAGCTTACTGATGAATCATTGATAGAGCTTACTGAATCCGGCTACAATGTGCATGTCATTCATGCCGGAAGTAAGATCATGACTAAAGCCGAAGCACGGGAACAAGCCAAGGCTGCATGGGCAGGGATGCCAGAAGATTTGAAAGCGGAACTTTTAGCAAAATACAACGCGAATGTTTAATGAAAAGGGAATGGCAACCGACGGGTTGTCGTTCCCGTTTTTCGCCCGAAGTTGTACCGCCCTATGGTTAAATTTTTTCCATAGGAATTAACCCAACTTTTGATTAAACCTGGTTTTTTGTAATTGTTGTAATTGTTGTAACCCACGTAACCATTGTAACGGGTGTAGCCCAACCCCTATTGTTCTTTTGAAATGTTGTTTCCATAGGGTTTCATGTTAGTTTTCTTGTTAGTGTTTCTCTTAAAAAAAAAAAAAAAAAAAAAAAAAAAAAAGGGGAGAAAAAAAAAGGGAAAAAAAACAAATTAAAAAAAAAAAAAAAA